TGCTCTTTTTTGTTTCTATCTATGTAGTATAACTTCCAAGACTCAAATTCTTGCATACTCATATTTTTTCTAAGAGCATCTACTGTCATGCCTAAATCTAAAGCTAGTCTAAATTCAAAAGCCAACTCTGTATTATTCTGGAAACTCAGAGGCTATAGAAGCCTGATCCTCCTTAGTCCAAGCCATACACCTGTAAATACCTATAAGAACTTTATCTACTATTGATGGTGTAGCTTTACTATAAAACTCCTCAACCTGTTCTAAATCATCAAGTTGTGGATCTTTTAAACCTTTTAGCAAAAGGTGTTTTTCAAATAAGACTTCATCTCTTATTCCATCTTTTTCAGATAGTTCATTGATTTCTACTGCATCAGCTTTAGTCAACCCTGTAACTAATACTGTTGCATCCCATTCAGGTATCTCAATTTCTTTCTCTGGTAAAGATGGTGCATTAGATATATCATCCATGCTAAGTCTTTTCATGATAACCTCTTTTCTGTTGTGAATTACTTAATGTTTATTTTAAGCAGTTCCCTCAGTTACATCTCCAGAAACTTGAAAAGCAGCTGAAAAACTTACAGCTCCTCCTACATCAGGAGTTCTATCATAACTTGTACAGATAGCCTCTCCAGATGCTTTAGGATTTCCTCCTGTAGTTCCAATTGGATAGAACTCAAAAGATCCCTCAACACCAAGTATTCCAGATAAGTAACCATCAACAGTTGCATCAAAAGAGCCTGAGATTGTTATTGTTGCATCCTTTAGTCCTGCTACATAAGCTTTAGAACTATTAGAGAATGCTGAAACCTCTGCTACATCAGCAGTTCTTGAAATAGCAACATCTGTAAGAACATTAGAAATATCTCTTAATGTTCCTCCAGAATCATCTATTTTAAAAGCTGCATTCTTTCCATGTGTAAATGTTGGCATTTATCTTTCTCCTATTTTCCTTAATTTATCCCTGTGCAAACCCTACAGCAGCAGTTATTGAGCCTGTTCCACCAAAAGTTAAAACTGCTCTTGCATACCTATTAGGATTACTTGCACTTGTTAATAGCTCAGAAGTAGAGCCTGTTGCTTGAGTAAAAGTTATATAATCACTCCAAACTGCTCCATCTGTGCTTGTTTGTATTTTAACATCTAATGTTGGGCTTCCTGTACTTGCTGTACAATGTAGAACTCCTGCACCACCATTAGTTCCTGCAGCTCCATAATCAACTTGTGTTTCATTAGAGCTACCTGTTACAGAAGTTGGAGTAAGTAAAGACTTACCATTATAAGCATCTCCATCAAATTGGAATGCTACTGCTACTGCAACAACTGATCCTACATCTGCTGATCTATCATAGGAAGTTCCTATTGTGTTTCCAAAAGATACAGCATTCCCTCTAGTATATCCTATAGGTGCAATGGAGAATGCTGCACCAGATCCTCCTAGCTGAGATAAAAACTCAGCATCTGCATCAGGATCTGTACTTTCAAAATAACCTGAAAGAGTTACAGTACCATCTTTAAGTCCTGCAACATAGGTTTTTGATGAACTTGAAAAGGTTGAAGTTTCAGCAACATCTGCTGTTAATGATAAAGCTGCATCTGTTAAAGTTGTTGAAAGATTAGTGTTATCTAATAACACAACAGCATTTTTACCATGATTAAAAGTAGGCATTTACTATTCCTCCTCCTCTTTCATCATTTTACTATCAAACTTAACTGCTGCATTATTCTTGATTAATGATTTAGCTATCTTTTCAGGCAAGTCTAAAACTTCTCCTGCTTCAACTCTTTTATCTTTTTTATCTAGTGAAAAATCACTTCCTATTAAAATTTTTATTTTCATTATGCTATTACCTCTACATTGAATGTTACACCAAGAAAGCTAGTTCCCTGTGTTACTTCATACTCTCCATAATCAGTTGCACTTATAACTCTAACAGACATTGCTGCACCTCCCAAAGTAGGATCACTTTCTATTGCAGCTTTTACAGAAGTTGCTCCTGTACTAGCTAAATAACCATCTACCTCATCTTGAGCAGTTTGTGCATCAATTCTTGATATATACACTATAACAGGTATCTCATAGGTATCAGCACCTCTTGCCATTGTTGAATCATAATTTAAAGTATTTAGTGGTGCTACTAAAGCTATAGGTGGATCTATGAAATCTGGCACATACTCATAAGCAGTTAAACCTGAAATAGTTTCTAAATTAGTTTTTAATCCATCTCTAATTGATGTAAGTAAAGCCATTATCTAACACTCCTAGCTATATCTCTTGCAATCAATTCTAACATCTCTTGCCCTCTGTCCTTAATCTCTTTCTGTTTCTCATAGACTACACCACCAATAAATGGTTTCATCTTTAAACCTCTTTTAGATATTGCTCTAGCAACTAAAAAAGGATTCATTTTTGGTTGTCCTCTTTTAGCCCACTTAGCAAGACTACTACCCTCTTTGTATGGTGGAAAGAATGGTTTAGTTCTCCTAATTGGGCTAAATCCTCTAAATATTGGCTTACCATGTATAAATGGTGCATATTGTCTATCAGTAGCTAGTTTAAAGCCCTCAGACATTCTAAGCCTGTTTGTATTACCTAATTTAGCAGTAAATACACTTCTCCTAGTTGCACCTGTATTCTTATTGCCTCTCCCTGCTTGTGATCTAGGAGATGGATTATTTTCTAAAGCATTTAAGGAATCTTGTTTTAATTCTTTTGCTAATTCATTGAAGTAATCATTACTTCTTTTATTCCAGATTGTTTGTGAATTTATAGACCTAGATAAGTCTAAAGCTCCATTTAGTGTTAATTTCATACACCATATTGCCTGTTGGTATTTATAGCAGTAAGTCCTGTGTATGGTCTGCCTGAAGCAAAAGTAGTAGTAGATTTTTTATAGTGTTTTAGCATTGTTTTTACATCAGGATCTAACTCTGATAAAAATATAACAGGAGCTTGTCCTGTTTCTGGATTACCACTAAAACCCATTGGGCTATTCTTTCTTTGCCAAAATCTAGCAGATTGAATTAGACAAGCCTGAGTAACAGCAGGAGGTTGATGATTATTTCCACTTTGTATTGGAAAGCCAAAATATGCTGTTACTTTAAGCCCTCTCCTGTGTTCTGTTGGTAATATTTTGCCTCCATTCTCAATAGCCATATAAATCTTATCAAAAGGCATTCTAGGCTGCATTTTATCTGCATTGTATGGTGCTAAATAATAATCTGTATCTCTTACTAATGTTTGATTTACTGATCCATCAGCATTAAGTGTTTGAACTATTAAGCCTGTTGTAGTTGAGATATCATCTACTTCTATAAAATCCTGAAACTCACAATCATAATATCTTTCTTGTAAGACATCTGTTCCAGAATCTTTTTCAACATAAAATACTCTGCCACAAAATTCATCTATTAAGTTTGTTGCTGCTTGTAAAGCATAGGTCAAGTTGGTATCTTGTGCAGTACCTGATAACCCTAACCATCCTTTAAGTTCATCAACACTAACATAAGTATGAATTGCAACAGGCATTATTTATTACTTATTCTCTGATGGCTTTACAGCTTTTGTTTCAGCTTTCTTAGCTGCTTTTTTATTAACACCCTCAGGAATAGGATCTCCCAAACCTGCAACAAGTGTACCTTTTTCAAAAGGATTTTCTTTACTTTGTTTCAATTTTCCAGATTCTTTGTCTTTCCAGACTTTTTGCTCTGGTTTTTCTACTAATTTCATATTTTTCTCCATATCCCAAGCAGAGCCAACAACCTGTGTTGACATAACAAAAGTGTGGCTCTGCTTAGACATAATCTATTTATTCAATATCTGCTATTGAAGTAAATGCTTGTGGTTTATATACAGCTAAAGCATATCTTAATGAAGCCTTAACAGTAAGGATGTCCTTACCAAAGTCTCCATCAGCAGCAGAGTCAGAAATTTGTAATTCCATTCCTCTCCTGAATACATGGTTTACTGCAAGTCCACCACCAAATTTACCTAATACAACATCAACTGAGGAGCTAACAGCTCCACCAATTTGAGATGATTTTACAACAGGTAATCCCCAAATAGTTGGGCTTCCTGAGAAAGCAGAAGCACCAAGCATGAAGTTTTTGTTTCCATCAACTTGTCCTGCTAATGCTTCATAAGCTGCAGGAGACATGACAATAGCATCTGGTGCTAATTTACCATTGACTTCTACATCTTTGATACCCTCTAGGATTGTTCTTAATTTACCACCAACAGTGTCAGGATAAGCTCCTGCTGAATAAGTAATTGCATTAATACCTGATTGGTTTAATATACCTTTGATATTTGGTGCAACACCATCTCCTCCAATTACTTGAAGTTCTAATCTTTGCAAGACATGATTAGCTAATCTGCCATCAAAGTATGCTCTTGCTCCTGCTTGATCCTCTAACAATTCACTAGTAATAGGTAAAGTTGTTATAAATTTTCTAACAGGTGCAGTTACAGCTGCATAGCTGAAAGCATCCTCTGGAGCTGCAGTAGCTTCTGCAGTTTCAGCAGCATTATTTGTTGCTGTTTCTTGCAAGAAATAGTATGTTGTCTGATCTGTATTAATTGAATCAATCAAATCTAATACAGGATTTGGATCTGGCTCTATAGCAGGAATAACTTGCTGATAGATGGTATCTCTTGTCCATACTGAAGTTGAAACTGTTGTTTTAGCTTCAAAAGGAACATTTTTAATACCATGATCCACAAAAGACTTATAAGCATTTGAATCTAAGAATTGTTGCCCAAGAGTTTTTGGCTCTTCAACTTCTGGCTCTCCATAAACAGGCATTCCAGAAACTTTTTTAGAGTTATCCATTTCCTCTTTGAGATTAGATTTCTTTTCCTCAAGATCTTGTAACTCAGTGATTTTATCTCCAAGTTCAGCTAATTCATCATTTCTTTTTTTAATTTCCTCTTTTTGATCTGATGATAGTTCTGATAAATCTTGAACAGAATCAAATATCTTAGCTAAGTCCTCACTCTTTTGAGCCTTTTCAGCTCTCATTTGTTTAAGTGTACTCACTATTTTTCTCCTATTTAATTATTGTTCATTAAGTTCTTTTGAACTTCAATAAACAGCTCATTATCTTTAACAGGATCATATCCATACTCTGCTATGACATCATCCAACTTAATATAAATTGCATTTAGTCCTGCCAAGTATGTGCTTACCATCTCTGTAGATTTTGAGCTTAATGTTTTCTTTTCAGAGTTTCTTAAGGATGCAAGATCCTCTATTCTCTCTGTGAATGCCTTTAACTCCTCAAGAGAAGCTACAGCATGTTCTCCAAGCCTCATGCCCTGTTGGGATGATTTACTGATACTTGCATCAGTTTCACTTGAAATCTTTAAATCTTTTTCTTTGGCACATTTGCCATCTTTTTCATAAGTACATTTACCATACTTAGATTCATCCTCTTTTACTTCCTCAAACTCTGTATCTATTTCATCTACTTCCTCATCAGGATCATAAGGCTCTAAACCTGATTTAAGAGCTTGAACAAAGCTATTCTGTTGTGCTCCTACAAGTACAGGAGAAACTTCCCACACTTTGACATCCTCTAAGACTCTTACAGGAACTTCCTCTCCTTTAGAATCTATGTGTTTTCCTTTACTTGATTTCATTACTTGAAAGCCATAAGAAAATTGTTGCATATCTTGCATAGCCTTTACAGTTTCATAGGCTTCTTTTCCTGCTTCTGTATTTAAAAAATAACCTTTAAAAACAGCTTTTTGATTATCTGTTTCAATAATTCCTCTACCAATGACTTTACTCCAATCATGATTCCAAACTAAAGGCACTTTATTGCCTGTATATCCTGATCTTAAAGCATTGGATTTAGTTACATCATTATCACTATCTATTGTGTCAAATAATGAAAAAACTGCTTCAATATACCTAGTATCTCCATCCTCTTTTAGCTCAATAGGAGCATTCTTATAAGATAGATTATCTGGTCTTTCTATTTCACTCATCTATTACCTCAATATATGCTTCTGTGCATCTACAATTAGCAATAAGGCTAATTGGTGCATTAGGATCTCTAGGAGCATCCAACTTAATACCATTATACAGATAAAAACTATTCAGAGGAACTCTTTGATTGTCTAGGTTAAAATGTGCCTCTCTTACAATGCCATCTCTCCTAGATACCCACTCTTTTTCTAAAGTCTTTCCTGTAGCTTTAGCAGCTCTCTGCTGACTCCAAGAACTAATTTTACCAACTTCTGTTCTAGCTATATTTTTAGCTCTACCTAAGTTCTGTCCTCCAAGAACAGTATTAATTCTTTTAGCTAACTCATTAAAGAACTTATCTCCCTCTGGAGTACCTGCAATAGGATTAACTATTCCTAATTCCTCAAACTCTTTTATTGTTTTTGTTATCTGTGTTGTAATTCTTTTTTTAGTAGTTGCATTTAAATCATTCATAACTTTTTTAGCATTATCTTGTACAAATCCTGCTGCTTGTCCATCCTGAAATAAAGATTTAACAGCAGGTGGCACTTCTCTTTGTCCTCTATAAAAACCATTATCAACAACTTTTTTAATTGTTCTGCCCTCTGGTAATAATCCAGAAAGAGTACCAAATACAGTTCTTATAGCTTGTTCCTCTGGTATTGTTACATCTAAATCAACAGGATCTGCTGCTTTGAAGTTGTCATTAGCAGGAAATAAGTTATCCCAAGTTCTAACTGACATATCATCCCCAAGAGAATAAAACAATGGTAATAGTTCTTTATCAAACTTTGAGCTTTGTAAAAATATATCTACATTAGTTTCTAGTGCATCTAAGTCATGACTTCCTTTAGCAAGATTAGATAATCCTCTTTTTTGTCTATTTAACTCTTTTGCATAAATATTAGACATATAGTCAATCCAACTATTCTCTAATCCATTTATAGCTTTCCAGAGTTCTTTCTTTTCTATCTCTGATCTGTAGTGTTTAACTGTAGGTAATCCTAAGAATTTAACTGTTGGCTCTTGCCATCCAAATAAAGGAAAGTCTGATTTCTCCTCTCTTACTGCTTCTGATTGTTTTTTAGCCCATTCTAAAGCTCTAGTTCTATTTGTTTTAGAGATGTCTCCACCCCAGAGCAAGTAGCTTACCTGCCCAGCTGTTGGATTTCCTTTTCCATCAAGATAATCATTAGCTGCTTCTGAATCTAAATCTCCTAAGTGTCTAGCTAAAAAAGATGCCATCCTAACAACTTTTCTATCTGATATTTTTCCATCTGCCATTAATCTAGCTTCTCTAATAGTTCTATCCTCTAAACCATCTCCTGCAAACTCTAGGAGATCTAAACCTCTTTGTGCATTCTTTTGTATGTAACTAGGAACAGAATCTACTTTTTGCTCAATAACTTCTGCTTTTTCCTCTACTTCAGCTTCTTTAACTTCTGGCTCTATAGGAGTTTCTGCAAACTCTGTGCCATGATACATTGTTACTTCTGATCCATCTACAGGTACTTCTGCAATAGTCATATCTCTAACAAAGTAATCTCCATTATCTAGTGGAGGTAATTGTGTTGCTTGTCTAGCTTCATTAACAGTTACAAATCCTGCATTAAATCCCTGTGTTATTCTTTGCATAGTTGCATCCTCATCCTGTGATAAAGCTCTTACATCAGAAATATCATATTTAAAGCAGTAATCTATATTGTCCTCAAAATCTTGTAGAAGTAATTGTTTAGTAAATTCATTAGCAAAGTGATTCCACATAGGAATTAACTTTTGCTCTGTAAAGAACTCTCTAAGCTCTTTTGCATTAGAGTAAGTTGCTCTCTCTAGTCCAGAGCCAAGTCCTGCTAATATTGCAGGAACACCAAGAACAGCAGATATCCTCTCCTCATTGATGTATCTAAGTTTGCCTATTTCTAAATCTTTAGGAGAAAAAGAAAGAGTTTTTATATCTACTTCTCCACCAGATATAACTAATGGTCTGCCTCTGTTCTCTCCTCCAAATCTCCTACCAAAAACCTCAGCTATATTTTCAGCTTCATCACTTGTCATAGATAAGTCATTCTTAGGAGATATAACAACACTAGGAACACCTGTATTCTTAACTAAAGCTGCACCCATCTGTGAAGCTGCTGCATCTCCTAATATTTCAACCATTACTGATCTAAGAGGAGCAAGTCCTCTCCTGTGATTTCTAGGATCTATTCTCTCTCTAAGGTGTATCATATCCTCAGGCATAATATCTAATGTGTTGCCTTTTTGTTTATATTGATACTTAGTGATTAATTGTTCATCATTACCTTTAACCTCAACCATATCTGCAAGAAGTGGAACTAATTGAACTACTGCTCCTGCATCATTTCTTAACTTAAGTAAAAAAGCATCTCCATAAACAGCAACAGAAGTAACAATATAGTTATTCATTAAACTAGAAGTCATATTTGGATTAGGATTGTTTAGTAATTGTTCAGCAGGATGATTTGCTATATACTCCATACCCTCTTGTGTCTTTAAATATACTTTTATTGGTGGCTCACTAAAAGCTGTACCAAGTACATTTAAACAGGCAAGAGCTGCAGAGTTACCCTCTGGAGACATCTGATTTACACCACTAAAAAAACCTGCATCTGAATTAAAAGGAAAAACTATATTTGATGTAGGAAAATTGCCATAGTTTTTTTGTTCTGTTTGAGCTTCTTGTGCAAAAAAGCTTCTAATATTATCTGCTAATCCCAATTAGGTAACACTCCAATTTGTCTTTCTAACTATTCCAAATCTAGCTGCATAAGCTAGTGCATCCACCATATCATCATGAGATCCAGAGGATGGAAAGCTAGTTAATTCTCTTTCAAATTCTACAAGCCAATTAGCATTTTTCAAAAACCATATAGAGCCATTTTCTACACCTGCAGCAGCAGGTACAGCTCTAGCAGTTTTAGATTTATCTGCCTTTAAGTTCCTTATTGGCAAACCCTGCCTCCTAGCCATCTGTATAATACCAAGCCCAAAACTAGAATCCTCCACTCCCAGCCAAGACATGTTGTATTCATTTATTTTTGCTTCTATCTGTGGAAGTAACTCTGGAGCTTCTAGTCTGGCTCTAAATACATCCATTACTAATAGCTTACCACTAGGAGCTGTGCCAACTGTCATTATTACAGAATAATCAGCAGTTTCCTTAATACTCAAAGCTGTGTCCATAGTGCCAAAGATAGATAGTTCAGAATGCTTTACTATTTCATCTCCTAACACATACTCAGGATCATCTCCTGCAATAGTGTCATAATATTTAAACCATTCTCTCTTAAACATGTGTCCTACTTCTGTAAATTCTGCTAAGAACTCTTGAGCATATACTAATGAGCCTAACTCCTCTCTAGCTTGAGCTAACTCATCTTTGTTTATTCTAGGAGATTGCTCTGTTGGATAGTGAAATACTTTCCAATCAGCTCTCCTTTTAGCATTATCAAACAACTCATAAAACCAATTCATCCCATTAGGTGTAGATATAAATAATGCTTTGCCTAAGCTATCACTTAAAATTGGTCTAACTGTATCCCAAGTTTCTTTATCTTGATAAGCTACCTCATCAAAGATTATTAAAGAAATACCACCTGCACCTCTAAGAGTTTCTGGCTTGTTAGCTGATTTTATTTGTATAGATCCACCATTAGCTAATACAATTCTTTTTTCTACTTCTCTTGTTTCTGCATAGTCCTCTGGTAGTTGTCTAACTAAGCTTTTAAGATTGAGCCAAGATTCTAATGCTTGAGGATATACAGGAAAGATAATCCAAACTTTTAAACCTTTTAATGCCTGATCTACTGCACTAACTAAACTTAGTGTAGTTTTACCCCATCTCCTGCCACATACAGCAATAATAAATCTATGTTCATCTAATGCTTTTATAACTTCTAATTGTCCAGAATGTAAATCAGGTGGAGTAGCCTCAATAATCTGGCTCATCATCCTGCTCCCAATCCCACTTAAACTTAATCTGTGGTTGTTCTATGTGATTTACTGTTACTTGAGGTTGTCCTAA